TTGTAACTGTCGGATCATAGAATGCGTTTTTATAAAAGTTTGCCATTATGTTAAATCAACCCATTTTAAATTACCAAGAACATCATCATTTGCAGATGCACCTTTGGCAGCTAGTGTTAATGTATCAGAAACTCCTGCAATCGTCTGTCCTAATTGATAATCAAAATTAAAACCATCTCCAAACTGTATTGAATTACTTGCCTTACCAGACAAATAAGCTTTACCAATAATAGTTCCATTAGTAATTGTTTTAGTTCCTGTTAAATCATATTCTACATTATCAGAATAACTTGTATATGAAAATGCTGTTGAGGGTGTAGCATTTAATATCAATTGTATTTCAAAATCAGAATTAGATACTGCAGATGCATCAAAACCTTGAGATACAACAACTGCATAAGGTCTAGATGATTTTAATCTTATTGTTGCTAAATTATATAACGTTCCAGCACTAGTTAAATTGACACCTCCTAAACTAGCTGTTCCTATCATTTGTTGTATTCCTTGAGGTGAATAACCTCCTTCAATCATAGTTGTTGAACAAACTTGTTGTAAGGTAGCTGTGCTATCTAAAGTACCTAAAGCGATAATCATATATCTTATTGGTAAATTAGCAGTTCTCATATAAACTGTATCTAAATTATTTGCATTTAAAAATGTATGTGCAACAATAAATTTACCATCAATTACAAATCCACATCTAACACTTCCCATACCTAACCATTCAAAATCCATAAACATGATACAGGCTTTTGTAGTATCTAATGTATAACCTGATGCACCTGTACCATCTAACTTATCTCCATTCCAAGAAGATTGTGCAACTGGATTATCAACAGAAGATCCTGATGTGGAAGTTCTTCTAACCCAATTTAATGTTGATCCTGTTTTTTCAAAATAAATACCATTGTCATTATCAAACATACCTACTCTTTGTGCTAAATTAGTTTGAGCTGTATCCATTACAAATGTACTGAAATGTAATAAAGACTTACCTGGTTGATAAGACATTACTCTTTTGGATTGTCTGATTACATAAGAACTAGTTGGTGTATCCACATTTAAATTTACAGTAGATTTATCTGTTGAATAAGTAACAGTTGAACTAGCTCCTACAATAGCTTCATCAAAGAGATTATTCTTTGACATGACATTTTTAGAATCAAATATAGTAAGTGGATTAGATACTCTTAATCTTCCAAATGCATCATAAGCAGTAGATCCATCTCCACCACCAATAACTGTTGGTTCTACATTAACATTGTTACATCCTTGAGACATTAGCAACCGTACCTTGTATTAAACCAAGTAAATCTTTCTACTTCTTGTTTTAGTTCTTCTTGAAATGCAAAGTTCAATTGGTTCTTTAACGTTTCCAAAGATGCAGTAATTTGTCTTTGGTTAGTAACTTCATACTGTTCTTTAGGCTCTGGAATATAAACTGTAATTTTTGCCATTATCTTCTACCGTCAGGTTGAAAGTCAAATCTAAATAAACCTAATCTCCAATTTTCATCTGTTGAATCATTTTCTATTTTTAATGCTGCTAATCTAGCTCTTGCTCTAGTATCAATTTTATTTGTTGAGGATGATATAGTAAAAGGCCCCAAAGGTGAAGAGACTGCTGTTTCAGAAGGATAGTCTCTTAAATCTAAAGTAATTTTAGCATTGCCTTGTAATATTTTAAAATCAGGAATTAATCTTCTTATTTTTATAAAGAATTCTCCATCTCCATTTACATCTAAATCAAAATCTCCTGATTTAATATATGCTGAAATAGCAGTCGCATTACCATTAGCATCTACTTCATTAACTCCAGTTTCATGTTCGTAGTATATTGAACTTCCTTGACTAGCTGATATACCATTAACTGTAGGAAATGTTCCTGCAGAACTAGCCACAAATTTTGTAGCATAGGGTTTATCAAAAACTCCTTTATCTACATAAGAAGATCTAGCTAAAGATCCAGTAACCCATGTACCTTCTAAATAATTATATATGACCATTCTATTTACTAATGTACTATTTGCATCTGGGTAAAACCAAATTATTTCATTAAATAAACTATTATGTGATGCATAGACTTGTTGATTTGCATTAAAATTTAAACCAAGATTATCTCCTGTTGTTTTGAAAACAAAATCTTCAACAAGACATTTTAATCTTTTTACTGATCCATCGTAAACAAAAAACGCTCCTTCATCTGACATCCAGTAAACACTAGTATCTACAAATACCATTGAATTTTGTCCTAGCACCCCACAATTTGATCCAACCTGTCTTATAGAAAAAGTAAAAGGAGGGCCAACAAACTGTGCAATGTAAGCAGAAGTATCGGTTCCAATAAATGTGTAATCTTTACCTTGAACAGCACCTCTTATTTCACTTCCAGAATCTAATTGAAAAGTTCCTGCAGTATTTATAGATGTAGGTTGATAATCAGTTCTATCTTCTTGATCTGAAAATCTTATGAACATTTTATCTTGAGTTGTGGGACTGCCAATTGTAGTTTCAGTCCCCAAATGAAATAAATGCCTATCTCTATCCGATACAATAGTCATAACTGATTTTGTAGGATTATTTGCAATACTTGTTGCACGAGTTGATAAAGCGGATGTATCAGCTGCAATAGGCGACCAGTTAAATGATCTTCCATTATGTACAGTTGCTATTAATATTTGACCAAAAGTATCTAAAGACCATATACCAGGATAAATCAAAGTATTAGAACTTGATCTTGCAGTACCCCACGTTTCAGCTCCCCATGTGCTTGCTCCCCATCCAAAAGCTCCTGTTTGAACTAATGGGCCTATTTTTATGTAAGGCAAAGGATCTAGTGTTCCGTCATTCGTGGCTCCTGTGCCTGTTTCCGCTGTAGGCATTTCAATTGTAAAAGTTGTTGTGCTTGGAATTGTTTTAACTTCAAATAACACATCGTCAAAATCAGTAGAAGTATAATCCGTTTGACCTCCTGTAAAAGATCCTGCGTTTTCAAAAGTAATAATGTCACCAATCTCTAAGTTATGTGCTGCAGTTGTTGTAATAGTAACAGTTGTAGATCCATTAGTAGTTGTTATATCTGCACCCGTTTGTTGACGATCAGGATCTATTGGAGTGATGTCATAAAATTCACCTGAATAATAAATATATAAGCAACGGTTAGTTCCAAGAGCTGAGTACTTTCTTCCATCTAAATCAAACCATGTTATCTGTGCTCTTACTGAACCTATAAGAGTTTGTGAATTTAATTGACTCCACCCCCCTATTTTTTCAGGTTGACCCGTTCTAAAACGTACATTATCTCCATCTACCCAGTTATTTTCATTTTGGGTATCTGTCAATTGTTTATTGAAACCAGGTCTAAATGGTATTTTTGTTAAAGCCATAAATGTATTTTACAATATAATTAGTATATAGTATAGAAGGTAATATGAGTATAATGAAAGCCAAAATAGTATGGTTTCCAGATAAATTATCTTTCATTACAGAGGATAATCTTGAAAATAAAATAGACTGGGATCAGGAGCATTTAAATACTGTTCGTCAATACATGAAAGAAGATGGACTCTTGTTTCCTGCTGTATTTAAAGATAATGAAATACACTGTGGTCACTATAGATTTAAAGTAGCAAAAGAAATGGGTTATGGTGGTGTTGATGCATATAAAGTAAACACTTTTAAGGAAGCTTTAAAATTGACCACTTTTACAGAATTATGTTATAAGCATTACAAAGAATATAAAGAAAAAAACTATGTATGAATCACTAACAGAAGCAACTAAATTTCATGCTGTAAACCAAGACAATTGGATTGGTGAAGCATTAGCAGAATATAAACATCAAATTTTTAATTTAATAAAAGAAAATAATATCAAAACCATTTTAGATTATGGTTGTGGTAAAGCAAAATTTCATTCTATTCTATTTAATAATAGAAAGGTTCCAGGTTCACCAATGGGTATAAATATAACTCCATATGATCCTGCGGTTGCACAATTTTCAAATAAACCAACAGGTCAATTTGATTTAGTTTTATGTATTGATGTCATGGAACATGTTCAAGAAGATAAAGTTGAAGAAGTATTAAAAGACATATTTACTTATAGTAATAAAGTATTTTTAACTATTACTTGTTATCCTGCCAAACAAATTTTAACTAATGGTAAAAATGCACATTATACTGTTAAAGACCCAGATTGGTGGAAAGAAAAATTAAAAGTTTATGATGGTAGCTATATTGTAATATTTCAAACAAAATCTAAAAGAGGTGGAGACGTAGTTAATAAAGAAGAGTG